AATTAGTTATTGATCAATTAGATAGAATAAAAGAAGACACAACTAAACATCAAGCAACAGGAATAATAACTGTATTGTTTGATGACAAAGGTCCACTAGTTGATTACTTTGCTGGTAGTATCAACTTACATATGGCTTACGTTTTGATGGATCAACTAAAGAATGTTATACTAGAGAAACTTGAAGAAGGGACAGAGTAATGTTAACAGCACTTATTGGTCCAGTCACTGGTCTACTGGATAAATTTATAGAAGACAAAGATCAGAAAGCTAGATTAGCACACGACATTGCAACGATGTCAGAAAAACATGCTAATGCTCTAGCTAAAGAACAAGCCAAGGCTAACACTGAGGCAGCTAAACATCCAAGTATGTTTGTCGCCGGTGCACGTCCAGCTATTATGTGGGTGTGTGCTATTGGTTTGTTTGTAAACTTTTTTGTACTACCACTAATGACTTGGTTCACAGCCTTGTTTGCCCCAGAGATTAGTATGCCAAACTTCATAGACACTGGTGAGCTTATCTCTTTAACAATAGCCTTACTCGGAATGGGAGGCTTACGTTCTTTTGAAAAATCAAAAGGGGTTGCAAGAGAGAATATGAGAAAGTAATATATAACTTAGCAGTGGACTGCGGTCATACAAAGACAACCAGCACTATATTTTTTAACCTAATAAATGGAGTTGACTATGTGGTCTAAACCAATTATCACAGAAATAGCAATAGGTCTTGAGATCAACAGCTATGCATGTGCAGAAAAATAATATAGTGGGAGCCTTAGTGCTCCCCTTATTACTTTCTTTTTGTGATCCAGTCGTAGCAACAAATGGTAGACTATATGATCAACGTAACCAATACTTCGTAACTTGTAGATTAACTAAAGAAAAAAGAGTTGAACCTTTTTTTGGAGAAGATTCTGTCAAGTGCTTTTATACCTGCTCAGATAAAGATAATATAGTTATAACAACACACAGTAATCACGTGTGTGAAAAACAAATACAAACTCCCAGAGGGGATCAAAGAGGTTGGCGAAACAGATTGAAGTATTAACTTTACAAGATTGTAGTGGTGAACGATTCCCAAACAATAAGAACAAGCTGTTAGGTTATAGGAACCCAGTAAAATATTATGGTAAAAAGATTTCAAAAAGTAGAATACAATCCAGTAAAAAAAACAAAGAGGAGATATAAGAAGCTAGGTCTTAGACATCGAAAACAACTGGGACCTAAATCACATCTAAGAAGTTAAATCTCTAGGAGCTTACAGTTAAACAGTCCCACTCCTAGAGATTCTTTTGACGACGTTGTTTCAATTAAGATTATATATTGTTTAGTAGCTTGGTCAAGCATAATTATAACTCCCACTCACTACTATAATTGTGTTCAACCCTTATTATATCGTTTTCATCTAGTTTTTCACCCTCCCAAACTTCGAATATCCTTGTATGCCCATTAGAAGCCCGTACACAATGAATTGTATTTTTGGGGATATAAACCCTATGACCACGTGTAAATGTCCACCAGTGGTCTCCTATGAGGGTCGTTGCTTCGCCATCTATAATTTTCCAGTGTTCATTTCTATATTTGTGGTACTGAACTGACATTGCCTTGCCTGGATAGACGTGTAATATCTTTACAACCATTTTGGGTGTTGCTTTTAGTACTCGATAAGTACCCCAAGGACGACAGACAAAACTTTTCATACGATGAAATACATTATAAGAAAGATAATTTCAATGATTAATAAAAACAATAGCAGTTTTAAGGATAGCCATAGGAATTTATCCATTATCTAAATGGTGGTCCCATAAACCAACACACCAAACTATGTCGTGTTCCTTCTGTCACTGCTTTAATTCTATGTAAATAAAAAGAAGGAAAGATAATCATATCACCTTTATCTTTAAAACCCTCTATTGGTTCTATCTTACCATCCATATTTTTAATTTGTAGTATACCGCCTTTATAATCTTCAAAGTTGGATAACTGTACAACCATAGATAACTTTCTTATTAATCCTGGATAAGGTCCATCAGATTCTGGTGGATAGATATCTCTGTGCCATTGGTAGTGTTGTCCTTTTTTATACTCGGTAAACTGAGGGCACTGTAGTTGGTTGATATCGAACCCATAGTCTTTTTTATTTACTTCTGAAGCAACCTCACATAATTTAGGAACAATCCAATGATCAAGAGGAAACCATCTTAACTTTGAGTTCCTATCTTTTTTTAAGTCGGCTTCCTTTTTCCACATAACACCAGCCAGATGCTCAGAATAATTAGGTGACTCTTTAATCATCTCATCACAAAATTTTTCAGGAACAGCTTTAGGTATAGTTATAAATGTTTTATACATCTACAACCTCACACGAACCAGCACTACATGCAAGAGTCTGGGAGGACTTAGTGTTATCATCTCTTTCATATAGTGCTAACTCATTCCAATTAATCTTATTAGGTTGATCTTTCTTTAACTTGTGGTATTTAACTTCATCAATATCTTCGTAAGGTGCTTGTTGATACACGTGTCCGAAGTTTGGTAGAAAAGATATACCACTTAAATCATCAAAGTTTTTCCAACACCAATCAGCTACACCTAACCACTCATCTTCATTAACTGATATTGTTACACTAGGTTTATGTTCACACCAATGTTGAGCATAGACCAGCCAATGATCTAGCTGTTCAATTGCCGTACGTTTATGACGAGTGGTACAACCACTGGGTGCTTTTTCTACAAACGAAAACACAGATGTAGAATCTGGTTTCATCACACAGTCTTCGGTTGGTATGTTTTGAGATTGTAAGAATTGTGTTAGTGGATCTTTCTTATCTCCTCTAACTCTACGAATATAATAATCATTGTGTCTTGCGTGAATACCAGATGCAGCATTAACTAATTGTGATACTGTGCCTGACGGTTTGACACAAGTTATGGCCGTTGCTTGGTTAATACCAAATCTTTTGGCCCACATTTTATTAACATCCACAGCTTTTTGTTTTAACTTTACAAGCAATTGAGTTAAGACTTGTTTGTTATAAATATCTCCAGATAATATTTTGTGATCCATAATACCTGTTAGTGATACACCAAGTAGTCTTTCTTTTTCGGTAGTATCTTTCCATTGTCTGCGCAGATATTTAAAACTAGTTAGAGTAGCCTGCATAGTTCCAAGTATAGTCGCCGCCTCGACCTTGTCAAGAAGGTCTTCTTCTGTATCCTTTTCACGAACCACTACCTCAGATAAATTACAAAATTGAAAAGGTTGTAAAATTATTTCTGAACACGGATTAGTTCCGAACTCAAAGTTAGCATCCCTTCTTTTGTTACGTGCTGCAACTTTCTTCGAAGCCTCTCTGTTAAAGATTCCACGTTCACCACTGCCAGATTTATAAAGAGCTAACCACTCTTCCATAAATGTTCCTATATTATCTGGCTTTGTTTCATACACTGCTGAATTATTTGATAGTGCTCTTTGTGCTTCAACTCTATACCATTCTCCAGACTTAGCATCTCTCATATCTCTATCATTTAAATCAGATAAACTAATCATAGCTGATCGTCTAACACCACCCACGACAACAATCTCACCAACTTTACAAACGAGATCGTGACACTCTAACGAGGTAAGCTTTCTGCCTTTGGCTTTCGTAAAGGTTTCAACGGCAAAGTTGAAGAGATCGACGAGCGGTGTAGGACCCGAAGCTCTTCCGCCGAAAGTCTGAAGTCGTGCCCCTGCCGGTCGCACGTTAGAAATATCCCACCTGGGGATTTGCCCGGCATACAATAATGTAACGATCTCCCGAAATGCTTTTGCCCAACCAAGCTTAGAATCTCGAACGACGACAACTGTTTCAGTGCTATGAAAAGCATCAGCAACAACAGGAAGTTGTTCGGTATATTTTTTTTCAACACTAAAGCCCACCCCTGTGCCACACATAAGAACATAAAGTATCTCATCAAAAGCTTTTGGATGATCTACAGGCACATAAGAACAATTATATCCCGCTATATTCTCTCTTTCCAAGGCGGGACCAGCTGTCATCAATGCTCTCATTGATGGCATAACATCTAAATTTAAAACTTTATTTTCTAAATAGTCCCTTGTTTTTTTATCGATCTTATACTTACAATTCTTTTCAATTTGTTTTTCAAAGAAGTCAAAGTAACGAGCTACGGTCTCGTGCCAGTCCTCTCTTCTTGTGTGTTCTGGTAGCCATCTAGCATATCTAGACTTGTGAATAAATTGTTGATAAACAGTTGGTAAAGTCGTCATTGTCTCCCTTTCATTTTAATTATGTTTCTAATATGTGTTAATGTCATTACCACGTTAAGTACCATCATAAAGTATAGACTCTCTTGGATCGTCCAGGCCCACCAAAAAAACTGTGAGCAAATACCAAATACCGGTGCTTTAAGTGATCCGTTACCATACAAATAAACTGATACACACGCACTCAGTGAACAGATTATTTCAAGTATCGGAACCTCAGATACTATCATTCTTTTTCTAGCAATTCAATATATCTGTTTAAATACCATCGAGCTTTTTGCAAATCCTCTAATCGTTTGCCTTTGTAGTTACATCTCCACGTGTATTTCATCACCTGTCCACGAAGATAACCACGATATTCTTCTGATGTTAGAGCAGCTTCAATGGCTTCAATACATTCAATACCTTTATCATTATATTTATAGTGGGGTGGGTGGTTTACTAAATCATCTGTCATTTTGTCTCCTCTCCGTGTGTCATATTTAGTAATACATTTAATCTCTTTCTTTGAAACTCTGTGTTCGTTGGGTCATTAATAAGTTTCCTAGCAAAAGTACGAACTTGCTGATAGTCAAGGCCAGCAAGATCACAAACATCAACAAACCAAGAAGCAGTAACACCAATGCTTTTACTAAACCATCGTACAGCTTCTTCCCTAACGTGAATAGATTCTTTAGAAACATTCTCATTTTCATTGCTAGCATCTAGTAAAGCTTGATAGATAACGGCTCTAAATAAAGCTCTTTCATTTTCTCCCTCTCTACTTTCCTCTGTGGTCGTACCGAGTGAAGGGTCTAAAACAATCCGGGTTTGGTTTTGGTTTGACAAAGATGTCTGTCGTGTTAATTTCTTTCGGTCTTTCATCTATCCATTCTACCGGCACAAATCTATCTGCCCATATAAAATTATTATTACTAAGCCAATCACCATAAGTTGTTTTACTAGTTTTGTAAAGTTTATTTCTAGAATTTTGTAATACAAATCTAATATCTAAATCTGGTCTTTGTTTTTTAATATACAAATGTTTAGCTCTATCCTCTTTTGTTAGTTGTCCTTTAAGTTCTATTATAATACCATTAGATAATATAATGTCTGGAGTGTATGTCTTTCTAATCTCTGGAACAACATAAGGTATTACCAAAGTCTCATACTCAAACTTAACTTTGTCTTCATCTAGTTTAGCGCAGACGGTAGCTTCAAAGATAGATCTATAAAATCCTTTTTCTTTTCTAAGAACACTCACCCTTTCTCCTTCATTAGTTTTTTATCAATTACTTTTAAATTATTTTCAAAATCTTTTTGAGAATACGCTTTCCGATATATATTTAGCCACATCCATTGGTCAAGTAACTCTTTTTTTCTCACGGAATATCCTCTGAAACATTAGGTTCAATAACCACTTTGGTTAACCATCGTGGCCCTTTACTGTAAATAAACTTACGTAAGCCTTGACCATCGTTTGCATCAGACCAACAGTCAACTTTGTATGCGCAATAAGAACAACCAATACTTAACTTCATATTACCAGACACTCCATCTGGCTCCTCATCATAACAACGAGGTGGTGGTTTGTTCTTATCTTTCAAGACATTTCGTAAATGTTTAATTCTTTTTCGTGCATTAGGTACATCTGCTTTATGTGGTTTACATAATGCTAGTGCCCCACTTTGCTTATCGATAGCTAGAAAGGCGACATCATCATTACCATTAGCTTCTGAGTATGCAGCAATCTGATCTAGATAACCAAAGGCATCTGTCTCTGGAGTAAGATCGTTATCTCTAAATTTTCTAAAGCCAAACTGCGATGCTGACTTAACATCAACCACGACTCCATCAATCACAGCATCTTGGTGTCCTACAACTCCATCAAGGTTTAGTGTCTTCTGTTCGTCGGTGACATTATGTCCTGCTGTTTTGGATAGTAATAATAAAAGTGCTTCTAACATATGCCCATATAAAAACTTAATACGTGCGTGGGCTGGCATATGTTCTCTTAATTCTGGTTTATATAACTCATACCATAGTTGTCTGTCTGGTTTGCCGAGGCTCGACATACGAATACCTCGGCTACCAGATTGTTTCTCTGTTAGATAAGTAAGAACAGCATCTTTCATACTCTCTGCAAATTCATTCAAGTTATTTGTTGTGGGTTTTTTAGTATTGCCCTCGTCAAATAATTTGTAAATATCTTTTACAAGAGTATCTATGCTCTTCTTATCTGACATTAGAACGGAAGCTTATCGTCTTCCAATCCATCTTTGTTAGCTGCGCCGTTAGTTGGAGCCTGGTATCCAGACTCTTCACCGAACTCATCTAAGTTTTCAGAAGGACTGTACTCAACTAGTTTAGTTACTTGCACAGC